ACAGGAACTGAACTATTTCCAAATCCTTGAGAATCGCTAGATGTAATATAATCTATATTATCTGGTAATTCTAAATTAAAACTACGAATAACTACTGGAGTTTTATCAAACATATAAGCACCATATGCATATAACTTGCATATAGGTGGAGGACTTCCTGCATTTTGATCATCACCAAATCGCATCTTAACTAAGCCTCTTAATAAGTGGTTTATTGCTAGTAGTACACCGGCTTCATTATCATTTTGTACTGTAAAATGACCTGAAATGGAAATTTCTCCAACTGAAGTATTTTTGTAAAAATATTGAGTGTAATTACTATGAATAGCATTAAACGCGGTATAGTTAGCAGTATGCTCTACGGTTATTGTAGGAGTATAAGGAAAAACTATTCCATTATTATTTGACAATATCTTTCCAGCAATAGGAGCTATTGCATTTATTTTATCAAGATAATATTGAGGAACAACTAATCTTACCCTTTGATCAACTCTATTATTAAAAGTTGCTACAGCAGCTTTTGGTTTTTGTGGATCTGCCGATGGTTTACTAGGGGTAAATTTAGGAGCCGTAACTATAATTTTGTCTAAATTATTAGGATTTGCAGCACTAGCTGCTGTATATTTCTGCGCAGTTACTTGATCAGAAGCACTAGTATTTGTAGTACTCTCGGAATTAGTCGAGGAATCGGTTGTATATGTTTGTTCGGTTCCGGTGGCATTAATAATGTTATCTCTAGCTAATACATCTTGTAAGTCTTGATCGACTTTATCAGCTGCTGTTATAAGATTATTATTAAATTCACTAGCAAATGATTTGCTAAAAGTAAAAGGACTTTTTACATTCGAAAAATATACTGCTTGGTCTCCATCAGGAAGATCTTGATATGTAACTGTTGCTAACATATCTCTAGTGAGACCATTTAGAGAAGCATTACCTACATTAATAGAATACATAGGTTCAGTTTTGGCGTTTGGCGATTGAGCCGTGATTACCGCCGGTCCATAAATAGTTTCGGTTGCTTTTGCTAATGCCATAATAAACCTTTACTTTAATAACATATTTAACCAATAAATAATATACCTATTTAATAGGTTGACATACTGTTGCCTTTTTGCTACAATTACCCAAAGGAGATTCCGTAAGAATGACAACAACTATAACTACTACCGGAAGAAAAGTAAAATATTTAAATAATAGAGATTTATTAGCAGAAATACATAAAAGTAAATGTAGCTTTTCAAGCTTTATCCAAAAAGAATATAGTCAACATGATATTATTTTAAGCGATTTAAAGAAAATTAATATTAGAACTGTTGCTGATGCCAAAAGAAATCGTGCTAAAAGATTAGGATTAGAAGCATTTTATGCTGCAAGATTAGCAGGTGACAAAAAGATTAAACTAGCCGACTGCACACCTGATTATAAAACAATTGCTAAAAACGAAATAATCATAAGAATAATGACGTTTGATCATATACCACTAGCACCATCACGCAAAAAGACAACTAAAACCGAAGCCGATCGTCGTGAAAAAGTAAACTTCCCACCATTCCAACATTGGAAATTTAATGAAAATGATGAATTAGAATGTGTTGGTAAGAGCCATTGGAAGGGCCCAATAACTACCGGTAAGTTCAGTAGAGATCATGGAAGAATTACAGAAAATCTAGGCAGAATGTTTATTAAATTAAGCGAACGTTATGCACAACGTAGTAATTGGCGAGGATATACGTATGTCGACGAAATGCGCGGACAAGCTATTTTACAACTAAGTCAAATCGGATTACAGTTTGATGAATCAAAAAGCGAAAACCCATTTGCCTATTACACAGCAGCAGTAACTAACTCATTTACAAGAATTCTAAATCTCGAAAAGAAGAGCCAAAATATTAGAGATGATTTGCTTGAAGTTAATGGATTAACACCTAGCTTAACTAGACAAACCAAAGAAGAATTTGCCGATGAAGTTGCAAAACAGGCTGAAATTTATAAAAATATACGTATGCCAAAAAGTCAAGAAACCGATTTTGCTTCAGAGGACGACTCATCAGAATGATCATCTATGCCAATCCCCTAAGAATAAATATTTTTAGAGGGTTGGCATATGATATATAAAAAAGATTATTATGGATACATTTACGAATGGACAAATATAAAAAACGGAATGAAATATATTGGATCGCATTTCGGTGCAGTTGAAGATTATTATATTGGGTCCGGAAAAAGGTTTATAAAAGCTTATAGAAAAAATCCAAAGAATTTTACTTTAAAAGTATTAGAATATGTTTCTATTAACGATCGAAAAATGTTATTAATGACAGAGCAAAAATGGTTAGATAGTATTCCGAATATTAGAGAAAATAATATGTATTACAATCTAAATAATTTCTCTCTCGGCGGATCGAGTCATATTACAAGAAAACATATAGAAAAAAGATCAAAAACCTTAACGGAAAAACATAAAAAATTAGGCCTAAGCGACGCGGAAAAGAATTCATATCAAAAGAAAATTCAGACTAGACTAGAAAGAATATCAAAAAAAGGATTCACAGAAAAAGAAAAAACTCAATATAGTAGCTATGGATATAAGATTTGTGTTATAATGCCTGACGGAAGTGAGAAAAAATATAACTCATGCGGATCTGCTTCTAAAGAATTAAAAATAGATACGCAATACGGACTTAAGGTATGTATGAAAAAAGATAAGTTTAAAGGATACCGAATAATAAAACTGTCGGATCCAATTATAGATTGTAGAGGAAGAACAAATGAGACTATTTAAAAAAGTAGCGTGTATGACTGACATCCATTTTGGTCTCAAATCAAATTCTCTTATACATTTAAATGATTGTGAAGACTTTATAGATTGGTTTATTGTAGAAGCAAAACAATCAGGATGTGATACTGGAATTTTTTTAGGAGATTGGTTACACAACAGGTCTTCTATAAATCCAGTTACATTAGATTTTAGTGTGAGATGTATGGAAAAATTAGGGCGTGCATTTGACCAATTCATTTGGTTTCCTGGTAATCACGACTTGTTTTTCAGAGATAAACGTGATGTACACAGCTCTTCATTTGGACGTCATATTCCCGGAGTTACAGTAATAGATTCTGTCACTACTATCGACGATGTAACTCTAATTCCATGGCTGGTTAAAGAAGAATGGAAGGCAATTTCAAAGGCTAAAAGTAGATATATTTTCGGACATCTTGAATTACCTACATTTATGATGAATGCTATGGTTGCAGCACCAGACCACGGATTATTGCAGCCTACTCATTTCCGTAATCAGGAACTAGTGTTTAGCGGACATTTTCATAAACGTCAAAATCAAGGAAAAATTTGGTATATTGGCAACGCATTTCCACATGATTTTGCCGATTCGTGGGACGATGAAAGAGGAATGATGATCATGGAATGGGGAGGAGATCCTGAATTCCATGCATGGGAAGATGCTCCTAAATATCGGTCAGTTAAACTTAGCCAATTAATTAATGATAAAGATAATATTTTAAAATCTAAAATGTATCTTAAAGTTACAGCCGATGTGGAATTAAATTATGAAGAAGCTATTTTTCTAAAAGAAAGTTTTATGGCTGAGGAAAATGTGAGAGAATTTAGTATGGTTAGAGACCGTGTTAATTTAGAGAGCATTGAAGAAACTCCATCTGTATCTGCAATACAAAGCGTAGACCAGATTGTAACACAAGAATTACTTAACATTTCAAGCGAACAATTTAGTTCAGCAACACTATTGGATATCTGGCAACGTCTATGACAAACATCGAACTTGAGAGTATGACACTCAAAAATTTTATGAGTGTTGGTAATCAAACGCAATCTATAAATTTTAAAAGCGACAATTTGACTTTAGTTTTAGGTACAAATCTCGACCTCGGTGGAGAGGATACTGGTAGTCGAAATGGAACTGGTAAAACTACTATGATTAATGGATTGAGCTATCTTTTTTATGGTGAGGCATTGTCTCGTATTAAAAAAGAAAACTTGATTAATAAAACTAACGGTAAGAATTTGTTGATAACTGGGTCTTTTAGAATTAATGGTATTCTCCACAGGATCGAACGAGGTCGAAAGCCAACCTTTCTTAAACTCTATATCGATGATAAAGAGCATGTTGGGCAAGACAACGAAGAATCACAAGGCGATAGCAGAGAAACACAAAAATATATAGAAAGTCTTATTGGTATGAGTCATACTATGTTTAAACATATTGTGGCGCTCAATACCTATACCGAACCTTTTCTTAGCTTAAAAGCCGCGGATCAGCGCGAGGTTATTGAAGAACTTATCGGCAGTACAATGTTAAGTACTAAGGCAGAATCATTACGATTAATGATTAAAGAAACTAAAGATGCAGTTGCTTCTGAACAAATAAAAATCGATAGTATTAAAAACGCCAACGAAGGTATACAGCGTAGTATTAATTCCTTAATTACAAAACATGATACATGGAACAAAAAACAAGAAAAAGACCTTGAAGATTATGCTCTAGCAATTACCGGGTTAGAGACAGTTGATATCCTGTCTGAACTTGAATTGCATAAAACTTTAAAAGTTTGGCGGGATAATAATACTCAATTACAGAATTTAAAAAAGCAAAAAACCAGTGCCGATGCTTCATTAGTGCAAGCTGACAGAAATGTCAAAAGATACACTACTGAATTAGAAAAATTAGCAGATAATAAGTGTCCGCAATGCGAACAAGATCTACATACGGATACACATGCTAACTTACTCAATAATGCAGAGAAGAATTTATCCGATGCAATCGAATATTACAACACTGTAAAGAATAATATTGATGACCTAACTAATCAAATTAGTAGCATCGGTGATATTGGTGTATGTCCTCAAACTTTTTATTCAACCGAAGCAGAAGCACTAGGTCACCAAAATCAATTAAAAAATCTCGAACAAGCATTAATTGATTGCAGTAATCAAGTTAATCCTTACACAGATCAGATTGAAGAACTGGAAAAAACTGCTTTGCAGTCTATATCTTGGGACAAGATTAATGAATTAACAAAATTAAAAGAACATCAGGACTTTTTGCTTAAACTATTAACTAACAAAGATAGTTTTATTCGTAAAAAGATTATTGATCAAAATCTCGCACATCTTAATCATAGACTTAGCTATTATTTGGATAAGTTAAAGCTTCCACATGTAGTTAAATTTAAAAATGATTTAGAAGTGGAGATTACAGATTTTGGTAAAGACCTAGATTTTGATAATTTATCTAGAGGCGAGCGTAATAGACTTATTTTAAGTATGAGCTTTGCTTTTAGAGATGTTTGGGAAAGTCTATACCAAAGCGTTAACTTATTGTTTGTCGATGAGTTAATGGATTCAGGAATGGACTCTGCCGGAGTTGAAGCAGGGTTACGTTTATTAAAACAAATGGCTCGAGAGGGTGGAAAAAACATTTACTTAATTTCTCATAAAGATGAACTAGTCAGTAGAGTTGATAGCATCTTAAGAGTAGTCAAAGAAAATGGATTTACAACTTATTCAAATTCGACAGAGCCGGTGGGGTTAGTATGATAAACAAGTATATAGAATTGCATAATGAACTTATAGAGCTATTAGTAAAGTATCATAATGCCCATAGAACTTTTGTAAAAAGTCCTGGGACTTGGAATTTGATTCCTGTCTTTAAACTTACAAATAAAATTTTAAGACAGATTAGGCAAATGAAAAAATATGATAGAGAACTAAGACCTTGGTTAAAAGAAGAAAAGAAAAAGCGCATTGAAGCAAAACTAGCCAAAAAGGAGGCAAGAAAAAATGAGCGACTCAACAGATCAGATGAAGACAGTACTAGAAAGTTATCTAGCGGAGAATGACAAGTTTGTCGGTGGGAATTCAGCAGCAGGAACTCGTGCTCGCAAGGCATTAGCTGAACTCGGCAAGTTAGTTAAATCACGTCGTAACGAAATTACAGCAGAAAAGAATGCTCGTAAGGAAGCTAAGGCTTCTAAGTAATGGCATGGATTTACAGTAGCATACCTGTTGAAAATTTGTAATCAGATAAATAAAAGTGCCAGTCGCGATGTTAGAGCATCCACTGGCTCTAAAAGTTATAGGAAAACTTTCAGCGATGTATTTACATTATGTTTACGCCTACTTGCGTCCGGACGGAACTCCCTATTATATAGGTAAAGGAAGTGGGGATAGGGCTTATGCAACCGTACGGACGGAGGCGACGGTACTATTGGAATTAAATGGACTGCTGAACAGAACAGAAGAAATAAAGAAAGGCAATTAGGCGTTAAAAAGCCAATAATTTCTATGAAAAACAAAATTTCACTATTAGGGAATACTAATGCTAAAGGAAACAAGGGAAAACCTAAATCTGAAGAGCATAAGTTAAAGATAAGTTTAGCTAATAAAGGAAAACCTAAACCTGAAACTTCTAAATTAAAACAATCTGCTAGCATGTCTGGCAGAAGATGGTGGAGTAAAGACGGAATTTCTGTAAAAAATAGGGAATGTCCGGGCGAAGGTTGGGTACTTGGAAGGACATCTATTAAAAAAAAATAAGAAATGAATTGGACGTATCAAGGAAAAGAAGTAATTGAATTACCGGATGACTGCGTCGGGTTCGTTTATATTATTGAAAATTTAATTACAGGCCGTAAGTATGTCGGAAAAAAATTAGCAAAGTTTTCAAAAACAA